ATGGCTGTAAGTCTACTATGCCTGTGAAATGCAATGTTATACGCGATGTTATACGGTAAAAACGTTACGGATGTAGTATTTCTAGGCGTAATATAACATGTTATGCCATGTTATATAGCATGTTATATAACATAACACACAGGTATATATAATACCTGTGTTATGTTATATCACATTTATAATGGTGATATAGGGAATGATATGGGAGGGATATATTAATGGGAATTCCAAAGAAGCCTGCTAAGGAGCAGCCGTTGTTGAGGGACCGGTCGAATGCTGAACGCTCGGCGGATGTTGTTAAGAGGAAGGCGTTATACCTGAAGGCGTATGGTGAGTTTGGGAATGTGAGGGGAGCGACAGGGGCGATTGGCATTAGCAGGCAGACGTACCGAAGGTGGGTGCGTGAAGATCCTGATTTCATGAGGGATGTGGAGGATGCGAAGCAGGAGTTTGGTGAGTATCTTGAGGGTATCGCGTTAGAGAGGGTAAAGAACCCGGACAAGGGTAAGGGTTCGGATGTTTTGCTGATATTTTTATTGAATGGGACTATGCCCTGGAAGTACAGGCCGCAGATTGCCATTAGTGAGGACAGTGCTAAGGACTTGATACTGGAGTGGCGGAAGGCGGCGCAGGACGTGAAGGCGGAAGCGGTGAGTGAGCCTTTGCCTGCGGGGGTTGAGCAGACTCTTACGGAGTTATTGGAGAAGCGCGGCAGTGCGCCTGTGAAGGATGAGGAGACAGAGCGGGGTGAGCTATGAAGTGGGTGGAAGGTCCAGATAAGTTAGTTGGCCCGGTTAGTGAGGAATCCTTCGAAGTCGGCATCGGGGTACATGATCTTCTTCTTTGCCCAGTATGCTTAAAGAACTATCCTGATGGTAGGGGGGTATGGTTACACCAGGAAGGGGTAGAAGGGTTCTTTAGGGAAGAAGACTCAGACAAGGGTATTCATGGGTATATAGCGGACACGGGATCATTTCTTGCTGTGGACGAGAACTGTGGGCGTAATGCACGGAACCCCAGCTCCCGGCGTGACGGACTGATTATATATTTTTCTTGTGAGTGGTGTTCCCCCCTATATACATTTGAGTTGCGTATTGCCCAGCACAAAGGGGTTACAATGATGGAGTGGCTTGTTAAGCAGTACCGCCAAAAGACAGATATGGAAGATTGGATCGAAGAAGCCTTAAAATCGTAAAGGGGAAGAATGACTACTGCTACCCGTAGTTCGCTTTTGAAGGAGTATTTATTTGACAAGGTGGGATTTTATCCGACTGCGGAGCAGAGTTTTATACTTGATTCGGGGTACAGGTTTAATCTTGTGGCTGGTGGTGAGCAGGCCGGTAAGAGTCTTGTAGCGTCTAAGTATTTGCTTTCGAGGTTTGCGGACACGGATGAGCGCGGGTTGTACTGGCTGGTGGCTGCGGACTACGAGAGGACGAGGGCTGAGTTCGAATATTTATTGCAGGACTTTTCGGTGCTCGGGATTTTGAAGGAAGCTTCTAAGAGGGTAGATCCCGGACACCTGGTTCTTGCGGATGGTACGAGGATAGAGACTAAGAGTGCTAAGGACCCGAGGACGCTTGCGATGAGAGCGCCTAACGGGATACTGGGGTGTGAGGCAAGTCAGCTTGACCTCGAGACTTTTTTCAGGTTGATGGGAAGGTGTGCGCCGAAGCGGGGGTGGATGTTTCTTTCCGGTACTTTTGAGGGAAGTTTAGGTTGGTATCCACAGATGTTCACGGCGTGGGCATCGGGTGCGGAGCCTGACTCCAGGGCTTTCTCGCTTCCGAGCTGGACGAATGTACACCTGTATCCCGGTGGTTCGACAGACCCGGAGATATTGAGACTGAAGGAGGCATCTAGTGATGATTTCTTTATGGAGAGGATTGAAGGAAAGCCCAGCCCGCCCCGCGGTCTGGTGTTCCCGGAATTCAGACCTGATATGCACATTGCAGAACTGGAGTACGAACCGGGATCGCCCGTTCACTTATGGATGGACCCCGGGTATGCGGGGGCTTATGCGGTGGTGGCTGTACAGCTCAGGGGAGAGCAGATATGTGTCATAGACGAGATATACGAACAGGGACTCGTCACGGACGAGATCATCGATATTGCACGGTCAAGGACATGGTGGCCCGATGTCTCATTCGGAGTGATAGATATAGCGGGAACGCAGCACCAGGCAATGGCAGCGCCCACAGAGGCGTGGATGGACCAGACAGGGCTTTATTTATCTTCGCAGAAGATCAGGATTAACGAGGGGACTGAGCGGCTGAAGGGCTGGCTGAAGATAGATCCTAAGACCCACGCACCGAGGATAGTATTCAGCCCCAAATGTCACGGTATACTTTCAGAGTTCGGCTCTGCGCCTAATCCTTTTGACGGACAGACAAAGGCTTACAGGTGGAAAACGGACAGGGAAGGCAATATAGTTGGCGAAGTGCCGGAAGACAAGTATAATCATGCTATAAAGGCGGTCATATACGGACTGGTTGACCGTTTCGGGTACGGGTATATCGAGAACCGCGACCGTATCCGGGTTAAAAGGTGGATGTAGATGGTAAGACGTAAACCGGAAGAGATTGTCGAACTGGTGGAGTCGCACTACGACGCTACTGAACCGATGAGACAGAGAATGCAGGATGACCACGCCCTGTACAGGCTTGAGCCTTACGATGCGGGTGAGGGTTACCAGAGTTATACCTCCAATGATCCGCAGACATATGCCGAGAAAGTGATCGGATGGGTCACCGGGGCAGAGATGACTGTCAGGATACCCCACGACGGTGCAGAACCGGAACTCAGGGAACGGAACGACCTGAAGGAGAGGTTCCTTATAGGCATACTCAGGGCTGCCGACGAGAGGCTATGCTCCCTGATGCAGCCTACTTTGAGGGATCAGCTCGGGTGGTATGCGACTATACGGGGCTGGTGTGCAGGCAGGGCGCTCCTCGCCAAGCGTGAGGACGGCTCTACTTATGTGGACATCACACCCTGGGACCCGCTTCATACTTACTGGGGTCTTGGCCCTGAAGGTCTGGACTGGATATGTTACAAGGTTCCTAAGACAAAAGACCAGATATTCTCGCAGTACAACGTGAGGATAGACTGGGATGCCCCGCATAACGTGGACGGCATAGACGTGTACGACTTCTATGACAGGGAGATCAACACGATTATCATACACAACGGTTCAACAACCAATCCCCTGCTCAGGGTGGTAAAGAAACAGACCCGGCACGGCGCAGACCGCGTCCCGGCTTTTCTCGGTCCTATAGGAGCTAACCCGTACATAGTGGCACTTTCACAGTCCAATATGCAGGATACGATTGCAGACGTGGGTGAGAGCGTGTTCCGTGCATCCAGGGACCTTTATCCCAAGCAGAACCTTATGATGAGTACGATGCTAGAACTGACCGCAAGGTCACGGAGACAGGGACTGATAGTACGGTCAAGGGACGGTACAAAGACACTGGATGAAGACCCCTACTTAGAGGGTTCGGAGATTGCGCTCTCCCAGAACGAGAACGTGGAACCCCTCGGACTCCTCGAGATGGCGAAGGAGACGGGTGCGTTTATGCAGCTCGTCTCGGGAGAGATGCAGAGAGGAACTATACCCCACTCGGTATACGGGGAGCTCCAGTTCCAGCTCTCGGGATTTGCCATCAACACGCTCCGGCAGGGAGTGGAAACCGTGGTCAGCAAGTATCTCAGGGGGGTGGAGAAGGCTTACCAGATGATATTTAACCTGGTGTCCGATCAGTACGCTTCCGGTGCGTATAAGTCAATGGAAGTTTCCGGTATGGACAGGAACAGGGTGTACTTTACCGAGGACATAGAAGCAGATATGATTAAAAATACCGGGTCACCGGTCGTGAACCTTGTGGGTCAGCTACCGCAGGACGACATGACCCGGTACTCTATGGCACAGATTGCAAGGGAAGGCCCGACACCGCTGCTGTCAGACAGGGCGATACGGGACCGTATCCTTGCAATACAGGACGCAGACCAGATGGACGATGCCATCAAGGAGCAGTTGGCAGAACGGATGCTGCCGGAAGCGGCACTCTGGACACTGCTCCGGGCTGCGGAACGACAGGGTCGGGAAGACCTTGTGCAGTTCTATGTGAACGAACTCATGTCCGTGATAATGCAGAAACGACAAGCCGCAGAAATGCGGGATGCCGCCATGACAGCCCCGCCTCCGGGCGGTCCTCCACCCGGTGGACCTCCACTACCACCCAGGCCTGGAGGTCCGCCCACAACTAACCCGGCGGTGATGCCGAATGCCATGATGGGTGTTCCGCCACCGCAGCCCACGCCACAGGCAGGGCCTGTAGTACCGCCCGGGTCACCAAGACCCGGCGCACAGGGAGGTATCTGATGGCTAACGTCTTTGGAAACTGGGGCTTTATACCGGGGATAGCTGGCAGTACATGGCTGGCACCCCCGGTTGAAACTATGTGGAGTATGTTTACTAACAAGAGCGGAGACCTTGACAAGGCAATGGATGAGTATGTTTCCGGGTCGGATATGTTCGGGGAATACGGTGACGAGGGTATGCTGGAGGAAGAGGCATCTGATGCCGTCGATCAGGCGATCATGCAGCTCCACTCCCCTGTCCCGACAGCGGGACTTGTCCCCGGCTTCGGCCCTGCCCTGACTGACCAGGAACTACAGAACGTTGTGCAAAACTACCCCGGCATACAGGAACTGGCTACCGTGAGTTACGGTGATATGGACAATCTGTTTGACCAGGCACAGGACTTCATGGATGCGGGCGGAGAGGACTTTGATAACTTCGTGACAGACCTTGAGGATCTTGCAGAAGACAGCGGTATAGATTTGTGGGACGCTATCAAGGGTGTGGGTAATGCGATAACGGATGCGGCCACGGATGTACTGGGATTAGCAGGTGAGGGTGCATTAACACAGGCTGAGGCGACAGTAACACAGGCTGATACAGTTGCTTCAATACTGAACTCGGGTGCTGACTGGATAGAAGATCGCGTGGAGGATTTGGGACAGGTTGTAATGGAGAATAGCAAGACGGAAGCCCTTGCAAGTCAAATGACATACGATCATATCATGGGTGACGGCATATCCAGCACTACCCAGAATATGGCCGACAAAATGGACCAGGAGTATCAGCAGGATATCCTGTTCGGGGAATTCGAGACTGACTGGGCAGAAGACCCGGC